AACTGCTTCAGTCTGTGCTCGTGTTTTTTCTTTAACATAAGCTGATCTTTGATCTATAAGTTCTTGAGGAGCTTTACAAAGTAATAGACCACCAATTTCTATGCCTTCTTTAAATTGGCTATTGGGGTCCGACTGTAATACGACTTCTGGGTGTTCCGAATGCTTTACCGGTTCCCAGCCTTCACGCATTTTTGAAGAGACGTTCATGTTATCCGGTTCATTAAGTAGAGAAACTCTTACCCATCTATAGGCCCATCCAGGTTGTTTTGTAAACTCTGGTAATAAAGATGCAGGCTGCCATTGCTTTGTTTTAAGTGTTTCGTCTCTTACTTCTGTTTCTCGGTCAGTTCTTTTAATAACTTTATCCATTTGCGTTCTCCAATTTAATCATTTCTCGTGCATATTGTTCCGGTGTTAACTTAAGCTTTTTAGCAAAAGCAACTTGTGTCTTACTAAGACGTACTTTTTTAGGCGCGGTACTACGCGTTGCCGGCGCAACTACATTCGAAGGTTTGCGTTGGGCGGGTTTCTCCGGTTCCAACGAATTTTCCCCAAAATTTTCAGGGAATCGTTTTTGCATCGTTTCATCTATACGACGGTAGTATTCGTCAGAAGAAGGGTTTATTCCGCTTCTAACTAATTTTTCATGTAAACCTAAAGCTAATGATGTCATTTCTTCATCTTTACCAAACCAAGTATTTGTTTCTTGCCAAGCTTGAGCTTTAGCATCTGGTTTAGGTATATTAGGATTACTATTTTGATTTAACTCTACATTGTTTTCTGAGGTCTGTAAAGTTTTATATTGAGGTTTTAATCTTTGTGCTTGAGATAATTTATATTGTGCCTCATTCATTTTAGCTTGTGATTCTACAATTGTATCAGTATCTCCAGAATCGTAAGCTTCACGATAATCACGTTTAGCCAAATCTAATTGTTTTTCTGCAGAATCAAGCACTGTTTTAATATAATCTTCTTCGCCTGATTGAAGTGTGTTTTGTAGTTTTTTATTCTCATCAGCTACTTTTTTAGCATAAGCAACAGCTTCTTCTTTTTCTCTTGCTGCTTCTTCTTTAGCTCGTCTTTCATCGTGCCAGACTTTTTTAAGTTGAGCCATTCTTTGTTTAACACGTTCAGAATAACCTTCTAAATTGTCTTTTTCTAAATCTTCAACCATATCTTTAGGTAAAGGTTCTTTTCCTTGATCTTCAACAGGAGTATCATCTTCTTCTTCTACTTCAAATAATTCTTCTTGTTTAGGTTCATGTTCTACACGTTCAACATCCGCTGTAGATTTTTCTGGTTTAGATTCTTTTTCTTCTAAATTTACTTCTACTTCACCGCCAGTCATTTCTTCTTCGTCGGGTAGTTCATTTATTATTTCTGCCATGCTAGTTCTCCTTAGTTGCGTATACGAACTTTCGTTCGTGTCGGTTGCCTTTAGATAAATTCCAACTTGCTGGAACTACCTGAAGGTTTGTGAGGCAATGTCTGCCTCCTTTAGTTATAGGTATAGTATGGTCTACATGCCATTCACACCCAGTTTCTTTTTCACGTTCTAAAGCTTGTTTAAATAAAACCACTAATTGTTTCCTGTCTTCTGTTGTTTTAATATCATTTACTTTTTTAATTCTTGCTCTTCTTAAAGAATCTTTAGCTCTTTTTTTATCACGATTACTTAAAGCCCAAGCTCTATTTCTTATAACTTCTTTATCTAAATTATTTAACCTATATATTTTATAGTATTCTTTTTGTTTATCTTTGTTAGCTTCGCGATAAAGTTTTCTTTGAGCTAACATTTTTGTTCTATTTTTACGTTTCCATTCTCGGTTATATTCTAAAACATGTTCTGGCTTTTTAAGCGCGTTCATATCCGCGTGGGTCATCAACTACTGCTTCTACGGTATCGTCGTTTATAATGCGAAATTCTTTTCCGTGAATTTTAATTCTTGTTCCTGCATAAGCACGGGTAATAACAAAATCACCTTCTTTACACCAAGCTCCTGTTGGAAATCTATCTGTATCTTGATAAGCTAAATCTCCTAGTTGCATAACAAACAAAACAACCGTTGAATGTTCTTGTATTTGTTTTACAGCATCTGATTTAAGAATACTACCATCATAAGTATCTTCTGCTTCAGGCACCATACATAAAATACGATAACCTTTAACATCAGGTAGTTGTGTAGTAAGTTTAGCTAATGCTTCATCCTCACTTACTTTTTTACCTTCAGTGGTAGTTGTGTTTTTGGGTTTTTGAATAGGTGCTCCAGAACTGGAGACTATCGTTTTGTCTGGGGTAGCTATGCTCATTTTTTACCCCTTTTTGAATCTATGTTTGTCACTTTAACTACACTATCTGTAGGTGTAGATTCAAAATCTTCTTCTTGTTTTTGATGAACAGTAAGCATTTCTGAAATAAGATTTTGGACAATCATATATCCTTTTATTTCTCCAACTGCTGATAGATAAGCTTCAAACTTATCAGTTCCTCTACCCATAGCTTCTAATAATTCTTTGCGTCTTTCTTCTATCTGGGTGGATAGAAGCATAAGCGTTTCTTTCTCTGCCATTTTTTATTCCTTTTTATTTAGTTTAGTTTTATCCTTAAGTTTAGTTTCTTTTACCTGAGCTTCATCTTTTAACTTTTGCACATGTGCAGTAGTTTCATTACGAACCTTAGATTCTTTTTCACGGAGGTTTAAATCAGCAGTATCTAATGTTCCCTTTTGACCAAGTTTAACTCCTTCCATTAATTGCTTAGCATTTCTCTCTGCCTGTTGTTGACTAACTTCTGAACCTATTTTAGCCCCCGCTATTCTTTCAGTTGATTCTATTTTCATTCTATCTAATTCTAGTTTTGCTTTTTCAAGTTCTACATCAGCTGTCATTTTTTGAGTTTTTGCTTGAGCTTCCATTTGTTTAATTTGTAGTTCTTGTTGTTGCATTTGAATAATTGGATCTTGAGCTTGTTGTTGTTGTTTTTGTTTTTGCATTTCTATAGAATTTTCTTGAAGTAGTTTTTCAGCTGCTGGAGCTGCTAATCTAGCAATATCATTTTCAATATCGTTTGGTAGTGGATCATCAACTGGAGGTAGTGGAACACCTAATTGTTTTTCTATTTCTAATCTATATTGAAATGCTACATGTTCTGCAATATGTGCTTCCATAGCGGCTTGTATTACTGCAGCTTTTGTACTTTGACCAACAAGCTGTCTAATTTTAGGATCATTAGCAAATGCCATATGTACTTCTAAATGAGCTTCATGATCTTGATCAAGAAACGCTTTAACAGGTTTACTATTTATTATATTCATGTTTTCAGAAACAGGATCTAGTTGAGTAACATCATCTTCATCAGGTATTAATTTATTTATATTTTTAACGCCTAAAACTTCTAACATTTGTTTATTTAATTCTGGTAAATCATAAATTGTTGGGTTTTGTTGAGCCATTTGCATAACAGCTTGGTATTGTACAACTTTTTGTGCCATAGTTGCAGCGTTAGGGTCAGCTACAGGAATTAATTGTACCTTATCATAATCTTCTTGTTTAGCTCCAGGAGTTCCTGTCGATGGATCATATTGATATTTAGGATCTGTATAATCTCTAATTAAAGTTTTAAGTAGTCCAAATTCTTTTTTCATTGCATAGTAAATACGAGCATTAACTGCTGACATTACTTTCAATGTTCTTTCTAAAATAGCAAGAGTAGATCCTACTGGTGAGTTTGCATTCATGTCAGATACTTTCATATCTGCAGCTGAAGCAAAGCGTCTACCTTCATCAATAATTTTATCCATCAAAGCAGCAAGAACTTGACTTGGCTCTTTATATGGAAGTGGCATTAAGTTATCACGAAGTGTTCCAGATGGTGCATCTACATCACGCCATTCTGCTGGACCAATTGGTGTATCATCACCTTTAATACGTAAGCCTCTAGCTTTAAAACCGCCTGGGAGATTTGATAATGTACCCGCGTCTACTAACTGTCTTAATAGCATTGTGCCTGATTTTGAAAACCCACCTACAAGATGGATCAAACCAAAGCAATAAAAACCAAATCCTGGGATATAGCCATAATGAACAAAATGTTCACGACGTTTTTTATTATCATCATCTTGATTCCAATTACGTCGAATAGCTAAAATTTCTGTGGTACCTTTATCTATAGTAACAATATATGGTAAAGCAATTCCTGTTTTTCTGTTACCATCTTTATCTTCGTAACCTTCTAAATCAAGGTTAACATTCATTTCTAATATTTTATATCTGTCATCATTAGTAGCATCAAAGCCCATCTGTTCTGCAATCTTTTTCTCTACTTCGTCTAAGTCATATGAAGGCTCACCTAAATCTGTATCTTTATAAAAACCCATTTCTTGTAAATAATGAAGTTCTTGTTTTGTTTTACGCATAACATGAGTTACACGTTCAGCTGTTTCTAAATTAGATGCTCCATAAGGTACAACCATATCTTCAGCTGGTACAAATATAGACACTTGACGTTCTAGTGCTGGATCATAATAAACTTTTTTAAACGCATTACCTGCTAAACCTAAACCCCATAACATTCTTTCATGTTCAGGTCGATACTCTGGCATTTTATCCATCAGTTGGTAGTTCATGTTTTCTTGAACTCGTTGAGCAGCATCAACACACTCAGGTGTTTCTTTACCAATAATAGAAGTTTTCACAGGGCCTGCAGCTGGAAAAGTTTCCATCATTGTTTCAGCTTGGAATTTAACTAATGCTTCGGATAATAGTGGGTGATAGACAGCGCATGCGCCTTCCCATGGTTCAGATCGTTCTTCAATTTTAAGACCTAATAATTCTAAACCATCAACATAAGTTTCTAGCCAATCTTTTCTAGAATTTATATCATTAGTAAAGTCTTCTAATAATTCAGAAGAAAGTTCAGCCATATATTTATCAGAAAGGTCTTCTGCTAAATTTTCATTAAACTTTTCATCAGGCATTGCATCAGGATCAATAACTATTTCAGCATCGCCTATACCAATAGTAACTTTTTCTGGATCTTCTATTTCTATTTCAATAGCTTCTTCTGATTCAGCCATTTCCTCAACTCCTACTGGAGCTGCGTATAGTCCTTTATCTACGTCTGCCATATTTTTATCCTTTAGCTCTCTTTTTTGCTGCTTTTGATAAGTCTTTAAAATGTACTAATTTTTTTGATGTTTTGGTGTGAGTTTTATTTGTGTGTAGTTCACCATTAGGCATTTTGTGAGTTAAACCTTTATGTTCTTTTCCGTCTTTTGTATAATGTTTGACACCTTTCATAATTTTATCCTTAAATTACATTGCATAATATTTTTTATGATTTCTACCCTTAAACATCTTTATATCATCTTCTTCATCACTTGGCAATCTAATAAATCCACCTTGTCTAAACCTAGCTAACGCTAAAGTTGTTGAATCTACCAAGTCATCATTTGCTCCACTAGGAAAATCGTTACATTCTTCTATAACTTCTTTAGCCCATCGTTTATCAGGAGCCCAAACTATACCACTTCTAAACAAATCACTAACTGCGTTAACGCGGCTAATCTTGTCTTGCCCTTTACTTGGAGTAAATTCGCCCACAGGTATACCCATTCTTCTAAATTCTTGATATAGTGCCGCACCATTAGACTTTTTCTCCACTATAAACGAATCAGGTTCCCAATCTTGGTACTCTTCTAAGCATAATTCTTTTAATTCAGGAAACTCTAGTCTTTCTTTAACTGCATTAAGTAATATTATATTATAATTATCTACTTCTTCGTTAAAAAATACACCCCACGTAGTTAACGCATTGTAATCAGCTCTATTATTCTTTTCTTGAGCAGCATCTAACGTCATTATTATAAATTCACACGGTGGTGGGTTTTCTTCTTCCCATATTTGCCACCAATCTCGTTTAATTAACGCTCCTTCTTCAGATGTTGGGTTTTGTAAGTATTGTGCGTTCCAATATCTTATATCTAGTGCAGCTTTTTTGCTTTGTAACTCTTCTAAAGGCCAAAACTCAGGCCATAATGACTCTTCTTCTCCTGCTTTATTCTCTATAATAGCTGGAAACTCTACTATTTCCCAATCATCTACTTCATCATTCTTTACCATTTGGTTAACTATTTGACCTGTTAAGTCTAATTTAGACCATCTAGTCATAACTACTATAATCGCACCGCCAGGCATTAGTCTTTGTATAGGTCCTGATTGAAACCACTCCCATGCTGGTAAAAATACTTCTGGTTTACCTAACTTTGCATCTTGTTCAGAGTGAGGATCATCAATTATGAACAGGTCCGCTCCACGACCAGCCAAAGCACCACCAACACCAATAGCAAAATACTCGCCATTGTAGTTAGTACCCCAACGTGATGCCGACTTACTATCTGCTTGAAGTTCCACACCAGGGAATATATCCTTGTACGGATCTGAACCCACCAAATTTCTAACTCTTCGGCCAAAATTGACAGCCAAGTCTGCGGTGTGAGAAGCCATAATAATTTTTTTATGCGGGTATTTACCCAAGAACCAAGCCGGTGCCAAATACGAAATAAGTTCTGACTTGCCGTGTCTAGGTGCAATGTTAACAATAACGCGTTTCTTTTTTCCTTGAGCAATTTCTTCAAAGATTTTAGCCAATTTTGCATGATGTGCTCCTACTTTATACCCTGGATAGACGTGGTGAACGAAGTCTAAAAAGGTGTTTTGTCTTTGTGTTAATTGTGTACTAGCTTGTAAAGCATCTAACAACTGTAATAATTCTATTTGTTCGTTTTTAGGTAGTGATCCTATATTATCAAGAGCTTCTTTTAATTTATCTGGTTCTATTCCAGGTATATTAAGATTCATTAGATTCCTGATCTATATCTTCGTGTTTAATAGAACCGAGCTCATTGGTAACTTCTTCATATTCAGCATCGACTGTGTAACCGTAGCCTAATATTTTAAACAATTTTGATTTAATCTGAGCTTGTAACTCTTCTGGATCATCACTTTTAACTATAACTTCTGTCTTTTCGCTAAACAAACCTACATCTGATATTTTACCTAACAGCTCTAAAGCTTTTAGTCTGTGTCTAGGATCCGTTAACCCTGTATCTTCTATTAACTTGTTAGTAATAAATCGACGAAGTTGCACAGCTTCTGTTACAACTTGATGATCATAGTCAGAAAGCATTGCATACAAATGTTGAACCGTAGCTGGTGTATTTAACGCTTTGTTGATTGTACTAGACGGTTTTGTTTTATCGTCGGGATCAGTAAAGGCTTTAAACAACTCTTCAGCTTCTACTTTCTCTTGACTGCTTACTGGTATTTCAGCTCCACCCTCTACTAATACTTTAGCCGTAGCTGCAGCTACTTTAACTTTTTTATCAAAAGTAGTAGCTTTTTCGTCGTCGTAACTGTCTGGTAACGGTTTATCAATTTCAGGTTTGATTGTAATTGACATATATCCCCTACTATGGTTTGCGCATTTTATGCGTTATTGATGTCAACATACATGAAAAGTTTATTTTTTACAAGTATTTATTTAATAAACTAAACCTAAACAGTATCCAATCAACATCAGTAAAAACGTTATGTATATAGATAAATTTTCCATGTTCACATTATATTTGATTTTAATTGGGCATGTGGTACTGAT